AGAAGACTTTACTGAACTTGAAGAGACTGAAGAAGATATTGTAAATGAAACAGAAGATACAACTACGATCTTAAATAAGTACGTTGACAACTTGACAACTGATCTGAATAAAGATAAACTTAAGGTTCTTCTGAAAGAACTCTACATCGAAGCACTCAATCAAGAAGTATGATTACATTCACAAAAATCAGGTGGAAGAATATTCTTTCCACGGGTAATGCTTTTACCGAAATCGATCTAACTCGGTCCACCAACACACTCATAGTGGGACAGAATGGTGCTGGTAAATCAACCATACTTGACGCTTTTACATTTGTTCTTTTTGGCAAACCGTTCAGAAAGATCAACAAACCCAATCTACTGAACTCGATCAATCAGTCGAACGGTGTTGTTGAAGTTGAGTTTACAATTGGCAAAAGAGAATACAAAGTAATTCGTGGACTGAAACCTAACATCTTTGAAATCTTTTGTGATAATGTATTGCTCAACCAAGATGCAAAGTCAAAAGACTATCAAGAACATCTTGAGAAATTTATTCTCAAACTGAATTATAAGTCTTTCACTCAAGTTGTGATTCTTGGATCTGCATCGTTTGTTCCATTCATGCAGTTGTCTGCTGCTGATCGACGCACGATTATTGAAGATCTACTTGATATTGGTATATTCTCTTCAATGAATGCAGTCGTTAAAACTCAACTATCTGAACTTAAAGACAAACAGAAAGATGTTGATTATGAGATGCGTCTTGTTGCAGAGAAGATCAAGATTCAAAAACAAAACATCGAAGATCATAAAACAAACTCGGCAGCAGAAGTTGCAAAGAAACGAGAAGAGATTGCATCTAACGGTATCGCCATTATTAAACTGAAAGAAGATATTGTTAAGATTGAAAAACATGTAGATATCATGTTGGACTCTTTGAAAGATAGGGCAACGACTGAACAAAAGTCTAAGAAGATGCTTCAGATCGAAGCGAAGTTTGAATCTAATAAAAGTAAAGTCGAGAAAGAGATAGAGTTTTACGATAACAATGATAATTGCCCAACTTGTCATCAAGCAATTCACGAAGATCATAAAACTAAGAGTATTACAGAAAAGAAAGAGAAGTTGACTGAGATTGAGAAAGCAACTGAATTGTTGTTGATTGAAATCGATAAAACAAATAAAAGACTTGATGAGATTACAAAGACACAAGAGAGTGTTAGAAATCATAATTCAGAAGTTGTTAAGTTAAACACTCAGTTCAAATCACTGAATACTTTTAACGAGAAACTTCTTAGTGAGATTGATCAGATTGAACGAACTGCCTTTTCTTTTGAAACTGACAACACTAAGTTAAAAGAACTGAAAAGTTTGTTAGAGGGTCACGTTAAAGATGCAAAACAATGTGCAGAAGATAAACAGTATTATGAGTATGCATCTGTTCTATTGAAGGACTCTGGCATCAAGACTAAGATCATCAAGCAGTATTTACCTGTTATGAACAAGTTGATTAATAAATATCTCACTGCGATGGACTTCTTTGTCAACTTTAATCTTGATGAAAACTTTGAAGAGACTATTAAGTCAAGGCATAGAGATGAGTTTTCGTATGCTTCTTTCTCTGAAGGTGAGAAGATGCGTATCGACTTAGCACTTTTGTTTACTTGGCGACAAGTGGCAAAAATGAAGAACTCTGTTAATACTAATCTATTAATTCTCGATGAAGTGTTTGATTCATCTCTTGATGGAGTCGGCACAGAAGAGTTTCTTAAACTTCTAAATTCTCTCGACAATAATACGAACGTGTTTGTCATCTCTCATAAGGGTGATCAACTCTTTGACAAGTTCAGATCGGTTATTAAATTTGAGAAACGAAACAATTTTTCACAGGTGGCAAAATGAGTGATGTTATTACGTTCAATACAGAAACATGGAAAGAAGATCTAAAACTGACTACAGCAAATATTGCTCCTAAAGTTAGTACATTTAAACTGGTGTCAGAAAGTGATCCAATTCTAAAGGAAGTTATTCCAGAATTTAACTTTGATAAACCTCCAGTTGATCCAAATGCATTTGCAAGTTCATTAGTTGAGACTTGTATCAAACATGAAGGATTTGGACTATCTGCAAATCAATGTGGATTCAGACATAGAGTGTTTGTTGTTGGTGCTGGAGATGAATATGTTGCATTCTATAATCCAAAGATTGTTTCTACATCTGGCAGTTCTAAATTGCCAGAAGGATGTTTGTCTTTTAAAAATCTTTATCTAGAGATTGAAAGACCAGAATCAATCGAAGTTGAATACCAAGATTTTACTGGTGCACATAAGACTGGCAAATTCACAGGACTCACGGCACGGTGCTTCCAACACGAGCTTGACCACCTGAACGGAGTGTGTTACACTAGTCATGTTGGTCCTGTTGCCCTCAAGATGGCATACAAGAAAAGAATCAAGTTTGTTCGTGCAACTGATTAGGAACATATTATGAAAGTGAATGAAAGCACAGATTATGAAAACTGTATCGGCGTTAAAGACACAACTCAGGCAATTACTTTTGAAGACCTACTAGGTGATATACCAGATCCCTCTACCAGTACTCCTGACTGGAAGAAACATTGGAAAGGAATGCCTGAGTATGAACAAGATAAGAATCCACCGTATAAACAGATCTATTTGAACTTTAGAAATAAAGAAGACTATGAAGCGTTTGCTAAACTAGTCGATCAAAATCTCTCAGAGAAGACTAAGAGTATTTGGTATCCAAAACTAGATCGTGAAGAGAACTCACTGCTTCGATGGATTGAAGAATGACTAATCCTGTTCATCCTGTTTATATTATTTCTAAGTCTCGCCATGAAAGCATGAAGACTTCTAGATCATTGTCTAGAATGAAAGTGCCTCATTACATTACGATTGAACCGCAAGAAGAATCGTTGTATGAACAAGCACTAGACAACTTTAAGATTAGAGATTATGCAACTCTTTTGGTTGCTCCATTCTCTATTCACGGAGATGGACCAGGTCGTGCAAGAAACTGGTGTTGGGATCATGCAATCTCAATTGGTGCAGAGAAACATTGGGTTCTTGACGATAACATCGATGACTTCTATAGACTTAACAGAAACAAAAGAATTCGTGTAGAGTCTGGTGCAATCTTTAAGGCAGCAGAAGACTTTGTTGATCGATACGAGAATGTTCCAATCTCTGGATTTCAATATCGATTCTTTATTGCACCAAATAGTTTTTATCCACCGTATGTAAAGAATACACGAATCTATTCTACTCTTTTAATTTCTAATGATTGTAAACATCGTTGGCGTGGTAGATACAATGAAGACACCGATATCTGTCTACGTGTTCTAAAAGATGGTGATTGTACAATTCAATTCAACGCATTTCTACAAGGTAAAGCAGCAACACAAACTGTAAAAGGTGGCAACACAGAAGAATTCTACCATAAAGAAGGTAACATGTCTAAAGAAGAGTGGCGAGATGGTAGACTTAACCCAGAAGGCACCAAGAACAAATCTCAGATGTTGGTCGATCTTCATCCTGACGTTGCAACGATGGTGAAGAAGTACGGTCGTTGGCACCACTACGTTGACTATTCGATCTTCAAAAAGAATGAGTTGATATTGAAACCAAACGTTGTTATCCCAGAAGGTACCAACAACTACGGTATGAAGTTAGTAAAAAATTTCGTCAGGCAAAATTCTGCTTGACTTTCAGCATATATAGTAGTATACTATATTTTACTCGCAAGAGTATTTTTCGTGAACTGATAATGGAGAAACATAATGGAAAAAATGAATGTTAAAGATCGTATGCTTGCTGTCCTCAAACAGAAAGAGGGCTACAACACCTTTACGGTAAAGCAAGCACGCCGTCGATTTGGTATTGAGAACGTGGCAGCACGAATCAGTGAACTTCGTCAAGAAGGTCATTGCATCTACACTAACACTAAAACGTTGCAAGATGGACGTAAGATTAACTTTTACCGGTTAGGCACTCCAACTAAAGCACTCGTTAAGACTGCACTACAATCTGGTTACTCACTAGGTTAATATCATCTTGTAGGTGCCAAGAGGAGCGTAATGCTCCTCTTTTTTTCTATAAAAATGGAGTTGTTATGGAAATTTCTATCAAAGCCGAAGATCTGCAAAAGAAAAGCATCTTCGTTGCCACGCCAATGTATGGTGGGCAAAATCACGGACTCTATATGAAAGCGTGCCTCGATCTTCAAGGTCTTTGCGTTCAATATGGAATCAACATTAAATTCTCGTTTCTATTTAATGAGTCTTTGATTACTCGGGCACGAAACTATCTTGTTGATGAGTTTTTGCATCGGTCAGATTGCACACATCTTTTGTTTATCGACTCTGATATTCATTTCAATCCACAAGATGTTCTTGCTATGCTTGCACTTGATCGTGATGTTATTGGTGGTCCATATCCTAAGAAGTCTATCAAATGGCGTTCTGTTGCAAAAGCATTGAAGTCGAATCCTGATATGGATCCAGGTCTGCTTGAGAAAGTGACTGGTGATTATGTGTTCAATCCAGTTAAAGGTACTTCGCAGTTCTCTGTGTCTGAACCACTAGAAGTGATGGAAATCGGCACTGGCTTTATGATGGTAAAACGTGAAGTGTTCCCTCAGTTTGAGAAACAGTATCCTGAGTTGAAATACAAACCAGATCATGTTGGTCAAGCCAACTTTGATGGCACTCGATATATTCATGCATATTTTGATACCGTGATCGATAAAGTATCCGAACGTTATCTCTCTGAAGATTATATGTTCTGCCAGTGGTGGCGTAATATGGGTGGCAAGATTTGGCTGTGTCCATGGATGCGTACTCAACACATTGGCACTTATCACTTCCAAGGAGATATGCCAGCAGTGGCAAATTATGTCGGAGAAATGTAATGTTTGTTGGTGTTGTAGGATTCATCGGTTCTGGTAAAGGAACCGTTGGAGACATTCTATCGAAATATAGTTTTGAAAAGATTAGTTTTGGATCCCACCTTAAAGATGTAACTTCTGTTATGTTTGGATGGGATCGCAAACTTCTTGAAGGCGACACTGTTGAATCGAGAGAGTTTAGAGAGAAGATAGATCCTTTCTGGTCTAAGAAACTCAATCGTGAATTTACACCTCGTCTTGCATTACAACTAATGGGCACAGAAGTTGGTCGTAATGTATTTGGTGAAAGTCTATGGGTTGATGCATTAGAAAATAAAACTAGAAACGCAGATGATAACTATGTTATCACTGATGTGCGTTTTCAGAATGAGATCGATTGGATTAGATCACGCAAAGGAATTCTAATCGAAATTCGAAGAGGTAAACTTCCCTTATGGTATAAGGTTGCTGACAAGGCAAACAATGGTTGTGAACACTCTTTGAAAGTCATGAAAGATATTGAAATTCATGAGTCTGAATGGAAGTGGATCGGTAGACAAAACGTCGATCATGTAGTTAGAAACGATGGAAGTCTTGAAGAACTCGAAGAAAGCATCATTTTGTGCTTGAAAATGTTCTATGGTTATAGTATAATTGATGAACTTACTAAAGGAGTATTTTTATGAAAATGTCTAACGACACTATGAATATTTTGAAAAACTTCACTGGAATTAACGAAAGTATTTTCGTCAAAGCTGGTAATGTTCTAGAAACAATTTCGAAAAAGAAAAACATTCTTGCACGAGCAGAAGTGTCAGAATCTTTTCCAACTGAGTTTGGCGTGTATGATGTTAATAACTTTTTGACTGTTATTACACTCGACAAGACTGGAGTTCCAGAACTTGAATTTAACGATAAAGAAATCGTTATCAATATGCTCTCTGGTCGCAGTAAGATTCGATATCGCAAAGCAAACAAAGAAACTATTCTTGTTCCGCCAGAGAAGAAAATCAACATGGACTCGGCAGAAATCAAGTTCACTCTTGTTGCTGCTGACTTTGAGTGGATTACTAAAGTTGCAAGCGTGTTGAGTTCACCTCACGTTGCATTCGTTTCTGATGGTACTAAAGTATCTGTTGAAACATTTGATAAGATGGATGATGCTGCTCATGTGAATGCGACTGAGATCGGTGAGTTCCCAAGTACAAGTGGATTCAAAATGATCTTTGCTGCTGAGAATCTCAAGTTGATTGCAGGTTCTTATGACGTTGTTATTTCTGCAAAGGGTATTTCGCATTTCAAGAACAAGAATGCTCCAATTGAATATTGGATCACTACTGAATCGGGTTCTAGTTACGGCGTTTGATTATTTTTTATATTATGGAGATTGTGAATGGAAAGTCAAATGTTGTGGGTCGAGAAGTATCGACCCCACAAAGTCGCTGATTGTATTCTCCCAGAAACCCTTAAAACAACATTTCAGGAATATGTCAATAGAAAAGAAATCCCCAATCTGCTTCTTGCTGGATCCGCAGGTGTTGGTAAAACAACAATTGCCAAAGCTCTCTGTGAAGAAGTCGGTTGCGACTATATTGTCATCAACGGTTCTGACGAGAGCGGTATTGATACATTCCGCAATAAAATCAAAAACTATGCATCTTCAATGAGTCTTTCTGGTGGTCGAAAGGTCATCATCATTGACGAGGCAGATTATCTAAATCCCAACTCTACTCAACCTGCACTTCGTGGTGCGATTGAAGAATTTGCAGTTAACTGTTCATTCATCTTTACTTGTAATTACAAGAATCGCATTATCGAACCTCTCCATTCTCGGTGTTCTGTTGTTGAATTCAAGATTCAGAATGGACAGAAAGCAAAGATGGCATCTCAATTCTTTAAGCGAGTTGAGAACATTCTTCGTAATGAGAACGTACAGTTTGATAAAGAAGTTGTTGCTGCTGTTATCACTAAGCATTTTCCAGACAATCGCCGCATTCTAAATGAATTGCAAAGATATGCTGTGTCTGGTTCTATCGATAAAGGTATTCTTGCGTCCGTTGCAGATCTTCAGATCAATGAACTAGTTAAATCAATCAAATCGAAAGATTTCACTTCTGCACGGAAGTGGGTAACTAATAACATCGACAATGATCCTAAAACGATTCTTCGTAAGATCTATGATTCGTTGTATGACTTTCTGAAACCAGATAGTATTCCACAAGCAGTTCTAATTCTTGCAAAGTATCAGTATCAATCAGCATTCGTTGCAGATCAAGAGATCAATCTAGTTGCATGTCTAATTGAATTTATGATGGAATGTGAATTTAAATGAGCGATCTATTTAAAGAAATCGTACCATCAATTCTTCAAACTAAGAAGTACACTTATTCACAAGAAACTTATAAACCTTTTGTAGTTAATAAAGCATTATCATATCATATGGACTGCATCATGTATGCAAATCAGATGAATATGTCTTCAACAATTGATTCTGAACTACAATATCAGTATCTTCTAAATACTATTCGTGCAATGAAGCGTAAGTTTCAACCATGGCAAAAAGCACAAAGTATTGAAGATTTGGAGTGCGTTAAAGAATACTATGGTTACTCTAATGTGAAAGCAAAAGAAGCACTACGTATCTTAAATAAAGACCAGATATCTTCGATAAAAGAAAAACTAGACAAAGGTGGAGTGAAGAATAATGATAAGAATCGAAGATCTGGTTGAAGTAACACTTGAACAAAAAGATGACTTTCTTAAAGTCCGTGAAACGTTGACACGTATTG